CCCCGCCCCTGCCGTCCTCGTCGCCTTCAGGCTGCTGCAGCCACGGCGGCAGCTTCTTGCCCTTCTTCGGCTTCTTCGCCTTCGCCGCCGTCTCCTCGTCCTTGGTGACGTCCGGGGTCACCTCTTCTGCCGTCATGTCGTCCTTGACGACTCCGGGGGTAACCGCATCGGCCACACCGCTCCCGTTCTGCTTGGAGTTGCTGTCATCCATCGGGTTGGGCACGCCCAGCTCACGGGCACGGCGCGCGATCAGCCGGGATGCGGCGTCGGCGTCCCCGTGCCCCGACCGGGCCAGCACGGCGGCATTCTGCAGGTCGCCGGCGTCCTGGATCGGGTAGCTGCCGTCCGGGAGGGCGTTGCCCTCGGCGGCCATCTGGCGCCGCGTGCCCGCATCGATGTCGCGCTTGTAGACGGGTGCCTCCGCGATCGCGATCGCAGTCGCGGCCAGCTCGTCGTAATGACGGTCTACGATCTTGCTCTGCATGATCTTCATCAGGTCATCGGGGGTGAAGCTGACGCTCATGTCGGGCTGGCGCACGTCCACGGGGACGACGCCAGGAAGGCTGTCCTTGATGAGGCCGGCCGCGACCTTGGCCAGCACGTCCTGGTCGCCGAAGACTTTGTTCATCAGCTCGACGTGCCGGCCGCCGTCGCTCTTGACCAGCTGGATGCCGCAGGACTTGTTCGCCGGGCGGTCCACCAGGGAGATCTCCACGATCTGGCCGCCCGTGATCACGCCGCCGCGCGCCTTGCCGGAGATGTCGCGCTCGATCACCGGGTGGGCGATGCCGACGCTGTAGGCGGTGAGCACGCCCTTGGCGACCAGCCTCTGCGCCACCGGCTCGACCACCAGCGACCGGACCCAGGTAGCGTTCCCGTCATGCTCGACGGCGATGCCGCGCCCGGCCGGGTCGCGCTGCGGGTTGTGCTGGACGCGGATGTTGGCGCCGGTCTGCTGCCACTGCTTGATGGCCTCGAACGCGAAGGAGGGCTTGACGATCTGCTGGTCGGCATCGATGCTGCCGTCCGTCGCCTTCCCGTAGACGACCAGGTCGCCATCCTCGTTCACTTCCGATTTCTCGATGGGGAACGAGGCGTAAGTGATCTGGCCGTCCCCGGCGAGCGCTACCGCCACACAGCTCCTTATTTCCTTGTGAGTGACCGGGCGACCCACGCGTCATCGCGGCCGAACGGCACGACGTAACCAGCGCGGGTATAGATGATCCCGTGCTTCAGCTCTGGCTTCAGGCCGGCTTTCCCGCAGGCATTGAGGGCAACCGCGAGATCATGCAGGAGAAGGGCGTCCTTGCGCCTGTTCTTCTTGCTCAACGATTTTCCCTAGCAACCCGCAAAGCGCGAGGAAATCTTCATCCCGGAGAGTAACCGGCGATTCCTGGCTGCCCCGCCCGTCTCCAGGCTGACGGCTTTCACTGGTGAGTCTCCTTCAGGTGCTCCCACTGGGCCAGTGCCTGCCGCGCGGCTGTGCGCACTTCCTCGGTGACCTTTTCCCTGCCACCGAAAGACGTGCCCTGCGCCCATTCCTTCACTGCGTTGACGGCAGTGGCAATAGCCTGGCTCTCGCTCATCCCGCCGGCCCGCATCAGCGCCCTGGCCGTGTTCTGGATGTAGGCGGGAAGCTGCTGCTTTTCCGGGACCTTCTTGCCGGGCGTGTGCCACAGTCCCTGCTCGCCGAGTGAGTGATGGACGGTACTGACGACGGGCGTCTGCTCCGATTTATCCATGCCTGCCCCGATGCCGGCGGATCACCTGTTCCCCGGGTCTGATCCCTGGTGGACCTGCGAGGAATGGGTTTCCACCGCCGCCTGCCTGTCTTCCGGGCCGATATTGCCGACGTAGGCCAGGACGGGCCTATTCAGCTTGTAATGACGGGCGCAGGCGCGATGATGGCCGTCGACCAGGAATGCCTTGTTCGTGCCAGGCTCCTGCACGGCGATGCTAGGCGCGGTATTGCCTTTCCCGGAGGCGATGCCTTTCGCGAACCGGCTCACCGCGCCGGGCTGGTGGCTGGCCGCCCATTTATCTTCGTCATCGGTGTCGATGCGGTCCCAGGGGAGGTTGACCGGGCCGATCCACCGCGCCCTTTTCACCCACTCGATGGCCTCGTCCGGGAAATTGGATTCCATCTGCGCGTAGACGTGCCGCCATTCCACCGGGTTCGGGTCGCCGGCGTCCGCCGCTCCCTTCTGGGTCACCGGGAGGATGTGGTGCACCGGGGAATCCCCCGGCTCGCCGATCTCCTCCTCGTTCGCGTCCGGTGCCATCACGACCGGCGCGAACGCATGCGGTTCGTACGGGCGCGGCGTCTGGGCGGGCACCGGGCCACCGGAAGGGCCCGTCCCCATCCCGGGCCGCACGTCCGGCATCTGCATGCCGTGCCGCCTGGCTGCCCCCTTGGGGATGCCCTGCGCGTCCGGTCCCGGATCGGGAACCGGCTCATCCGGCCACAGGCCGTCCCGGGTCGCCGTGTCAGGGAACCGGCTGGGACGGCTGCTCCGGCCGCGCCAGTACGGGAACTCATCCTCGGATCCGCTCGGGTACAGGCGCGCGCCGGCCGTATCGGCGCGGCCGGGATCGCTCCTGGGCGGCTCGCCGCCGGCGCTGCTGCCCGGGACTGCCCCCGGCCCGGCATCGGGCCATTCCGCGCCCTGCCCGTTATGCGGGAAGGGCCAGCGGGCACCGCCGCCCTGGGCCGTGTTCCCGGGGATCTCGTCGTCCAGGACGATCTGCTGGCCGTTCTCGTCCACCATGTTCCGCAGGACCTTGAGCGAAGCGTCTTTCAGGCAGTCTTTCAGGCGGACCTCGCCGTCCCAGTCGTCACGGAACTTCCCGGTCAGGTCGAGGTCTTCGATCTCCTTGCGCCGGAACCAGCCGGTACCCGCCGTCTCGTACGGCGTGCTGCCGTTCATCGCGGGCGTGAACATGCGCGCCGCCTGGCACAGGTACAGGTAGGCGAGCGCGCCGTCCGGGTCGGCATGGCTGAAGTCGCGGACCAGCCTCAGCGCGGGCAGCGACCCGATCTCCTCGGTGACCTCGCGGACGGCGGCATCCCATCCGTCCTCGCCGGCGTGCGCCTTGCCGCCCGGCATCCCCCATCTGCCGTCATCGCCCTGCTGGAGCAGGTAGCGCCACTTGCCGTCCTCATCCCTGGCCCGGATCAGCAGCCAGGCGACACGGCTGCCGCCGGCCTTGGCGATCGCAGCCTGCGGCGGCAGGACGTCCACGCCGGCCGGGGCCGGCGCGCACCGGCACTGCGGGTGGCACAGGCCGAGCACCCCCCCGGCCGAGAAGGGGCTGTCCAGCGCGATGTCGCCGTCATCGGCCGCGTCCAGGCAGATGGTGCAGGCATCCCCGGGCGCCGTCAGCAGGTGCTTGTGCGAGATGCCGGCGTCGCGGTAGGCGGCGATCGCTCCCGCGTTGACGGCCCTGGCCACCTCCGTCCGGGCGATGATCTCGCTGCGCGTATCGGAGTTGCCCAGGCCGGTGCGCATCACCTGGTCGAGCCAGTGCGCGCCTTCGGTGTCAGCGAAGGCCTGTACCTGGTACAGGTCGACTTCCTTCGTGCTCCCGGCGAGCTGCTGGCCGGAGGCGTACCCGAGCAGCCACGCCTCGGTCCACATCGGCGTCATCGCATCCAGGAAGAATGCCCTGGTCTGATCGGAGATGATGTCGCGCAGGCCCGTCCCGGTGACCATGATCGTCCCGGACGCGGCATCCTTGCGGATCTGCGCTCCCCGGATCTCCGCATCCTGGAAGGCCTGGCCCACCTTGCCCTGGTACTTGGCGACCAGCTTCAGGTCGTGCTCCCATCCGGGGAACCACGTCATCTCCTGCGTCTTGAACGCGGCGAAGTCATCGCCGGGGAGCAGCGAAGCCGCCCTGTCTACGGCGACGTCGAGCAGGACGCCCTTGGCGACGTCCTCGGCGATCATCGCCAGCGTGCCGTTGCCGATGTGGCGGGGGTCCCAGGAGGTGATCTCGCGTCCCTTGCGCAGGTGACGCTTCAGCGCGTCCAGCTCCGACCAGACGGCCTTCTTCCGTGAACCCGCCACCGAGCTGCGGCTGGTCGTGCCGCCGGTACGCGGCCCCGGTGACTGGATCGCGCCGGCCGCCGCCGCGTGACCGGGAGTGGGGCCGGCGCCTTCGCGGTGCGGGGACAGGGCGGCCGGGTGGGAGCCATTCGGCATCGTCTGCCCGGCACGGCGCACGCTCGGCTGGCTCGTCCGGCTGCGGGTGCTCGCAGTGCGCTGGCCGCTGTTCGTGCCCTGGCCGCCCTGGCCTGCCTGCATGGCGGCCATGATGAGCTGCGGCGCCATCGAGAACGGGACGGGGCCCTGCGCGGTGAACACGACCGGCTCGCTCGTCTCCTGCAGGCCCCATGGCGGCAGGTCGAGCCTGTCCCTGACCTCATCGATGGAGGCGATCCCGTTCTGCACCTGCTGGACGCCCAGCTCAGTGATGGCCTGCTTGTCCTCGTCATCGACCAGGCCCTCGAACTGGAACTGCATGTCAGGCTGGCGGCAGATGTCCTGCAGGATGTAATTGAACAGGGAGCTGATGAACATCAGCAGCGGCAGCGTGCTCTTGCGGCTCTTGATGTCGCGCGACTGCTGCCCGGCGAACCTGACCCCGGACGCGGACGGGCCGGTCGCGGTCGCGCCGATGTCGGGGATGATGCCCAGCTCCTGCGGCTGCACGTCGAAGGCCATGCACACCTGGTTCATCACCAGGTAGTCGAAGCTGTCGCTCAGGTCGACCGGGCGCTGCGGGACGACGTCGCTCTTGGGCGGGAGGACGACGACCTTCAGGTGGTACGCCGGGTCGCCGGCCAGCGCGTTCAGCGCGTTCTGCAGCTCGCCGATCTGGGTCGGCGTGATGTTGGGGTCGCCGGGGGAGATGTAGACGGCCGGGACGGTGCCCTCAGTAAAGTAGTCAAGCTGGAACTGCTGCTTCTGCAGCCCGGAGATGATCGGCAGCAGCGCCTGCTCCACCGGGGGGAAGCCGTACGGCGTCTCCCGCTGCGGCCAGTACGGCGCGTACAGCATGATGTCGGAGCGGAACTCGTTGACTTCGGCGCCGGCCAGGCCGGCGTCATCGACGTCCTCGCCGGTAGCGATCGTCATGTAGTCGCTGCGCGGCACGCCGTAGAGGAACTGCTGGTAGGCGGGGGCCGGCGGCCTGGGCCGGGCGCCGTGCATGTCGATCAGCGGCCGGATCGTCGGCCCTGACACCAGGCGCAGGCTGTCCAGGTCGCTGCCGAGCAGGCCGCGCCCGCCCATGCCGAACGAGGCGCCGTACTTGGGCCGGAAGATGACGCTGAGCGCGTCGAAGACGAAGATCTCTTCCAGCAGGGCGTTCAGGAAAGACTGGAAGGTCCAGAAGTCAGGGTCGGGACGGCGGAAGAACGTGACCGCCTTCGCCTTGCGCTCGCCGAAGTCGCGCATCGCCTTAGCGTCGCCCTGGTAGGCCTTGGCGGCGTCGGTGGTCAGCGTGATGTCCCAGCGCAGGCCACGGATCTCCTGCTGGCGCAAGTTGATGGCCGCCCTGGCCACCGAGTACTTCTGGGCCAGCGTCCTGAGC